GCCATGTTTGGTGACCGCATGAAGGCCATCAATCTCTGTATCGCTCGTTTCGACGAGGAGACCAAGACCAGCTTCCTCGACCTGTACACCAAGGTGGATGCAGGTGTCACGATGCCCTCGGCCGACCAGGCCGAGGCGGACGTTGGAATCATGGCACAGGATGTAACCTTTTAATCAGGTAATAGGCAATGGATCTGGAACGCTTTGATTTAGGAAATGGGAAATTCATTTGGGCTCATCCCAAAGAAAAGTGTCATGGTGAACATTGTACAATTCACAATCCCAGCAATCATAAGATGAAAGATTGGCCTTTGAATTGGAGAACAGATAGGTATATGATGGAGCGAGTTTGTGAACATGGTGTTGGACATCCGGATCCAGACCATATGGCATTCATCAGAGATAAGCATGGTGATGAGTATGCCAACGTGGAAGGAATTCATGGGTGTGATGGATGTTGTCATGACTAATCCCATGGTGAATTATTCTGAAATCACGAAACAAATGGCTAGTCAAATGTACAATGTTCGTGATGAGTACAAGGCTAATACGTATGAACAGAATGTTGCCATTTCCATTAGTGAACAGCGTCCGTTTTCAGTAGGTGCCATTAATGTAACAGGTGAATTGAATATAGGAATGATGATTCGGTCGGCGTGTCTATTGGGTGCAGAAAACTTCTATATCTTTGGACGCAAGAAATTCGATAAGCGGTCTACTGTAGGGGCTGAGAAATATATTAATATTGTCCAGTATGTGTTTGATGACCCGATACACGCTGACGCCGAAATCAATAATCAATTAGAGTATTTACTGAAATGGAACAGCGTGGTGTTGTGTGAACATGGTGGCACCATGGTGGGTACACAACAGGCGAAGCAACTATATCAGAATGAATGGATGCGTCCCTTGTTCATGTTTGGTAGTGAGAGTCATGGAATGCCCGCCATTGTTGCCGACAATCCACACTTCTATAAGTTGAGTATTCCACAACGGGGTGTTCTTCGCAGTTTCAATGTATCAGCAGCAATGAATATCATTTTATGGGATTATTTAAAGGAGATGTATATATGATATGTAATGAGTGTAAGCAAAACAATCTACGAAGCAGGGTGTATATATTAGATAGCTTCTATGATTTACAGGAAGCACAAGATAGATTTTTCGATGAGGATGGTAGGTGGCACGTTCACGATACCAATTCTATAACTACAAAATATCGTTGTACTAAAAATCATGAATGGTCACAGGTGAAATATGCAACATGCTGGTGTGAAACTTAAAGAAGCAGCAGTACTATTTTTTATTCAAGTCTTAAGTTACACGATTTGGTGTATCAACTTCCGTGCGGTTGCTGATGCTCAATATCATACCGCAGCAGTAAGTGACTTTATGATTGCCTCTATTCAGTTCTTTGTGATTCGTCGTATTGCTCACGGACAAGACCATCTCCACCAATGGGCAGGATATGCGTTGGGGTCTGTCGCAGGAAGTTATCTGGGGATTTGGATTTCCGCAACATTCTTGGGAGGTTGATATGAGTGAAGGATTAGCTATTACATTGACGATTATCGTAACCACTATCGTTGGAATAGGAATATCCACCACGTTCTATGCACGGTGTCGTGATTGCAGGGCAAAGATATACAAACATGCTACCCACAAGTGTCCAGTATCGGGTAAACGATATAGGGGGATGTAATGCACTTGACAAGAGAACAACTTCTTACTATCTTAAAGGAAGCCTATGTGAGGGGCATTTGGGACCACATACAACAAAAAACCCAAAACAATTATAACCTAAATGTACTGATGAGTATATCCAGCAACATACCTGACCATGTAGTTGAAGATTTAATTAAGGAGGTTGAGAATGAAAATAGCTAGTCCACGTTATCCTACTTATGTAATTTACGAAGGATATGATAGAGCTTTAGCCTTGGAGTCGGTGGGACAAGGTTGGGCCCCATTAATCAATGAAGTGTTTGATTACATGGAAAAAAATCCTTCTCCTACCAAGGTGATTCAGGTCAAAGAAAAGTTTGGGGGACTTCGTGTATATACTGATGGCATGGATGATGGATTGGATGCCATCATTCGTTCTGTTGGAAAGCGAAGCTTTGAAGTGTGTGAGGATTGTGGACAACCTGGTGCCCTTCGTGAGGGTGGCTGGTATCGTACGCTATGTGATGCACATGCAAATGGCAAAAAGAAAATCAAGGAGTGATTATGTTAGAAGATATCAATTATCGGTTTCATGAAGATAGAATCTTAAATGAACTTAAAGCTTACATTGATGCCACCTATGGTGAACATTATTCTCGAACCAAGTTTCAATCTGCCGAATTCATTTTCGACAATGGGCATGGTGTAGGGTTCACTGTTGGTAACATCATGAAGTATGCACAACGGTATGGTAAAAAGAACGGATACAATCGCAAAGACATCTTGAAAATCATTCACTACGCTATTATGTTACTATATGTACATGATGAAGGACAACATTTAAACACCACTGAGGAGTAACATTATGAAGATTAGCAACAAGACACTTTCTCTACTACAGAGTTTCGCACAAATTAGCAGCAACTTGCTAGTGAAGCCTGGCCAGAAGTTGGCAACGCGAAACGCTGTGAACAGCATTCAAGCACGTGCTGTTGTTGAGGAAACATTCCCACAGCAGTTTGCCATCTATGATTTGAATCAGCTTCTATCTCTTATTTCTGTGTCACATAATCCTGACATTGAGTTTGGAGATAAGAGTCTGACTATTCGTTCTGAGAATGGTGGTGAAATTGAATATTTCTATGCTGATGAATCCCTGGTGACAGCGCCTAATGAGAATCCTCCTCAGCTCGAGGATGTGTATACATTCAAGATGACGGCATCTGACATTCAAACCATTGTCAAGACGGCTAGCATCGTGTCAGCTACCATGTTGAACATCGTGTCCGAGAAGGGTAAGGTGACACTTAGCATCAATGACCCGAAGAATACTACATCCCATAGCTACAAGAAGTCGTTGGGTGATTCTGACAAGTCATTCAATGTGAAGATGGCAATTGACAGCTTCAAGGTGGTGGCTGATGAATACAATGTTCGTGTAGCACATGCTGTCGCCAAGACAGGCAAGGTGTTAGTGTTCTTCTTTGAATCTACAACTTCTGATTTAACATATCTTATTGCGGCTGATTCTACCTCCAAGGTGTAATAATGGAAACCAATCGTGAGCAGTTTCTTTGGGTTGAAAAGTATCGTCCTCGGACCATTCGTGATTGTATTCTACCTGACAATTTAAAAAACACATTCCAGGAGTTTGTGGATCAGGACAACATTCCTAATATGTTGTTGTCTGGCACAGCCGGGACAGGTAAGACTACAGTTGCCCGGGCTCTGTGTGAAGAATTGGGGTGTGACTACATCATTGTCAACGGTTCGGATGAGGGGATTGATGTATTGAGAACAAAAATCAAGGACTTTGCAAGTACTATTTCGTTATCCGGAAAGATTAAGGTTGTCATACTTGACGAAGCAGATTATCTCACCTGGAAAACACAACCCGCTCTCCGTGGATTCATTGAAGAATTCAGCAAGAATTGTCGGTTCATTTTCACTTGCAACTTTGCCAACAAAATCATCGCGCCACTTCATAGTCGGACCACAGTGATTGATTTTCGTTTGACTAAGCAGGATCGTCCTCTAATGGCAGCAAAGTTTTTCAAGCGTGTTGTGGACATTTTGAATCAAGAAAACATCACACACAATCCCAAGGTGGTGGCAGAGATTGTGAACAAGTATTTTCCTGATTATCGTCGTGTGTTGAATGAACTTCAGCGGTACTCAGCTTCTGGTACTATTGATGAAGGCATATTAGCGAGCATCTCGGATGCCAACTTAAAGGATTTGGTATCAGCTCTTCGTGAAAAGGATTTCAAGAAGATGCGTACTTGGGTGGTGAACAACTTGGACAATGATCCGAATGTATTGTTCCGAAAGTTGTATGATACATTGATGACGGAAGTGGTTCAAGTTCCTCAACTGGTTCTTCTGTTGGCTGATTATCAGTACAAGGCAGCATTTGTGGCTGATGCTGAAATCAATCTTGTGGCGTGTCTCACAGAAATCATGGCAGCATGCGAGATGAAGTCATGACCCAGAAGAATCTTGATGGTGAATTCATCAAGGATTGGATTGTAGAAGAAGATTATGAAATACCGAAAATCAGTCCGTTTGATTTTGTAAATGCCATACATTACACAAAAGAAAATCTCGTCGTTGATGATTGGAGCGAGAAACAATATAATCCGTTTGTAGTAAACAAGTCATTGAGTTTCGGGGCTGATACTGTTATCCCTGCTAATGAAATGAATAGTCGTCCCCATCTGGAAAATCGCCTCCAGTTCGACTTCCTTATAAATACCATTAGACCTCGTAAGCGGTTTAACAAATGGTTAAAGGCTGAGAAAATTGAAGACCTTGAAGTGGTGAAACAGTATTATAATTACAATACTGAAAAAGCCTTACAAGCTCTGAGAATTCTATCACCTGAACAAATAAATACAATTAAGGAACGATTGAACACAGGTGGTTTAACAAATGGCACATGATTTAATTAATATACCAAGTATCCCAGGATATACACCTTTAGAAGTGAAATTGGTGAATCAAGATGATTTTCTAAAGGTTCGTGAGACACTAACCCGTATCGGTGTGGCTTCACGCAAAGACCAAACTCTGTATCAAAGCTGTCACATCTTGCATAAGCAAGGTAGATATTTCATTGTTCATTTCAAGGAACTATTTGCTCTTGATGGCAAGCAAGCTGATTTGTCTGACAATGATATGCAACGCAGAAACACTGTGGCGCATCTTTTGGAAGATTGGGGATTAGTGGAGATTGTAAACGCTGATGATTGTGAAGATACAGCTCCATTATCACAAATCAAAGTATTGGCATTTGGTGAAAAGAAGGATTGGAACTTAGTGGCTAAATATAATATTGGAAAAAAGAAGTAACACTTGATTGTAGGGGTGTTAGGAGTTAAATTAACCTTAGATACGCCGACAGGGTATCACTAACACATTCGCTCGAAAGGAGGAATTATGACACGTACCTATACATTCAACACATCATCTCTTGGTGGACCATGGGCAATCGGATTCGATAACCTATGGGACCGTTTACATAACATTGAAACGGTTAATAGCGCAAGCAATTATCCACCATACAACATCATCAAGCACGATGCTGAAAATTGGAGCATCGAATTGGCTGTGGCTGGGTTCAAGCGCAGTGAACTTGATGTGGAATTGGCTGAAGGTGTTCTCACCGTATCGGCCAAGGCAGAATCATCTGATGAAAAGGAATATGTTCATCGGGGTCTTGCCAAGCGGGCATTTGTCCGTAAATGGACACTTGCTGATGACGTAGTAGTGCGTGATGCTTCATTGGTTGATGGTGTACTAGCTATCAAGCTAGAACGCATCATTCCAGAAGAAAAGAAGCCACGTAAGATTGAAGTTTTGTAATTAAGTAGTCCTCCTAACACTCCTACAATTGAGTTTATCATGGCATTAATGTGCATCAAGACCCTATTGGGTGAAGATTTAATTGGCGATGTTGAAGTACGTGAGTACACCGTAGAGATTGACACGCCATTGATGGTGATGATTGTTCCCAATGAGAAGGGACAATACAGCGTGGGACTTGCGCCGTACATGATTTTTGCGGCCAGCAGAAAGTTCTCGTTTGATAAGAATCACATCATCCTGTTTACAGAACCCGCAGATGAACTGCGTAATCAATACCACAACCTCACAGGAAAGGGTATTGTGGTCCCATCCAAGCCTAAGATAGAGCTTGTCCCATGAAGAAACTATTAGTGGGTTATGATGTTATGACCTACAATGGGGAAATACCCAATTGTCTAGATAGTAAATTTTTAGAATCACTTCAGAAGGATAGCAATTTTGATTTTAAAAATTCTGGAGATAAGTTTGCAAAAACTTGGGGACATCATTGGACTTTATATAACAGTGGCTTCTGGGATAATTTCATAGACAAAAAATCTGTTTATGAAATTTTAAAAAACTATTCTAAAGAAAGATGGTTCTATCTTGTTGAACCGTTTGGAAATTTAGAAATTTTTTTCGGTAATAACAATCAACAAAAACTATTGTTGGAAAACATTCCAGATGTTGTATTAAAAGAAATACAACACGGTAATGCCTATTTGCTTATCAATTACATTATTGATGGGGGATTAGGTATGACCCAAGAGAACTTTAAAAAAATAATCAATTACACAAAAAAGAATTGGATTCCGGATCATAAAGTTGTTCTCATTTTTCAAGACTTTAAACTAGCAGAAAACATGAAGCAACTTAATAGTGGCTACAAAGTTTTTGATTTCAACCTAGCATTATTAAATAAGGCTCAGGAGTTTGTTAACATTCTAAACAATCCATATTTTTCTTATTGGGGTAAAAATGGTCATGACCCGCAGTTTGGTTATGTAGGAGAAACTCGTAGTACAGTAGCAACATATGACGATTTTGAAAAATCTATTGGCAATGATAAAAAGGATTTTCTTTTTCTTTGTCGTAGATGGAAACTTCATCGTTTACGCGTTATGAGTGTATTGCACAAATTAGGATTGCAAAATAATTTAGTATCTTGGGACCAAAGATTTTTCCAAGAATGGCAAGAAGATATTGCACGATTCAAGCAAGTTGATGACAATCATGAAGTAATAGAGCTGCTTAGAACCACATCTAATTTTTTAGACACACCGGACTTAATTAAAATTGCTGGTTATGGTTTCGAAGAAAAGTCGTTGTATCTAAAAAGTTATATTAGTATTGTTGGTGAAAGCATGTTTTTTCAACCTGATACTTCTTTTCCTTCTGGTTATTTGAGTGAAAAAATTTGGAAGCCTATTGGACATGCACAACCATTCATATTATTAGGTCCACATAAATCTCTTTCTTATCTAAAGGAAATAGGTTTCAAGACCTTTCATCCTTTCATAGATGAATCATATGATGATGAGGCGAATGGTATGATTAGGCTGGAAAAGATTTTAGCTGAAATTAAAAAATTTGCTAGTAAAACTAAGCAAGAAAAAGATGAATTTCTACATCAAGTAAAAGATATTGTTAAACATAATCAAGATAAATTTTTAAATTATCCAAAAACTTTCTATGAGGATTGTAATAGAATTATAGGCAGTATTAGTGCTTGACAGATAGAAAAATCCTTACTATATTATGAAAGTATTCAAGTCCCGGGAGTGGATGAATGGCATTGAAAAGTTTTTACACAAACGTGATGCAGGTGGGGAACAAGATTCTTGTCCGTGAGGTCAGGAATGGTAAGCGTGACAATCTGAAAGTGGGATTTCGTCCCACGTTGTTTATTCCCTCCAAGACAGAAAGCAAATACAAGAGTTTGTTTGGTGACAATCTTGAATCTTTGCAATGTCTCGACATCAATGATGCAAAAGATTTCATAAAGAAATACAAGGATGTGGAAAACTTTCCCATCTTTGGCAATACATCTTTTGCCTATCAATACATCACAGAACAATATCCTGATGAAGTGGATTACGACATCAGCCAGTTGACTATTCTCACACTGGACATTGAAACAGCTTCCGAGAATGGATTCCCTAACGTGGATAATCCTCTTGAAGAAGTTC